CTTTGATGCAGATGAGATGCAGATTCTAGCTTCGATTATTGCTTTCTGGTTCGGTACACAAGCATTCTCTAAGAAATGAAAGTAAGCGATAAAGCACTTGAGGTAATCCGTCACCACGAGGGTGTTCGTACTAAGCCATATCAGTGTCCTGCTCTGTTATGGACTATTGGTGTGGGTCATGTTATCGATCCTAACCATGCTCGTGTTCCCTTAGCGGAGCGTAAAGCGTTACCTATCCCTGATGGATGGAATAGGACAATAACGATGGGAGAAGTAGATGATATTCTTAAACGAGATTTGGCTAACTTTGAACGAGGTGTCGAGCGATACTGTCCTGTTCCTCTTACACAAGGGCAGTTCGATGCTCTTGTTAGCTTTAGCTTCAATGTGGGTCTTGGAACACTACAGCGCTCAACCCTCCGTCAGAAGGTTCTTCGTGGAGACATGGAAGGTGCTGCAGAAGAACTTCTCAAGTACACGATAGGTGGTGGTAAGGTTCTAAAAGGATTAGTCAATCGTCGCAATGACGAGAGAGCAATGTTCTTATCATAAAAAGACAACCCTACCGAAGTAGGGCTGCCATAAAGTGCTAGTCTTTGGGAGAGGCTAACATTAATCGTACTATACCTAGATCAAGAACATAATACTTGACATCGTCCTCATCTACATATTCAAAACCAATCATAAAACCGTATATAAAGTGTAGTTCTAAAATCATATTGTACATCCTCCAGCTGTGCAGCTTAGCATCTGCGCTCCTTCGACATTATCGTCATACTCCTGGAAGTTATCCCAATCAATACCGCTAGGCTGCTGATCAAGTAGCTTCTTGTAATCCTCTTCAGTACACTCTTCATACGGTGCTTGTCGATATGTTCCTCCGTCCATTGGCAGGAAGGAAACACCAGTAACCTCATCGAAGTGCTTGTACACCCATGCCCCTACTTCCATCCACTCATTCTCTAGAACAGAGATAGTGACTGATGGCTTGTGCTCACAGTAGTGACGCTGGTAAATCAACCACAATCGCAAGTGCTCAACAGCAGTCAAGTCCTCACGAAGTAAAGCACCTTCAGCTACTGCAACAGGGAAACTAAATACTGTTGTAGACTCAGGCTTCATCACACAAGGCTCACCAATAAACCCTGACTTCAGCATGAACTGAGTTAAAGGGTCTTTGTTGTCAGCTCGTACACGACGAATATAATACTGACTATGTTGAGGATGAATACCACTAGCAGTAGAACAGAGTTGTGATACAGTTCCCTCTGGTTTAATAGCGGTAACTGCCACTGACTGATTAATACCGATAGCAGCAGCAAATTCAGCGTTAGTATTAACAGCAGCATCTCGTAGTTTCTCCAATAGTCCTGGTAATTCCTTATCATCTGGGTCATTCAATAAATGATTGTCCAAGATGCCCGTCATCGACACACCTAAGAGTGCTTCTTCTTCAGTGTTCTTCTGCCATATCTTACGAAGATAAGGGAAGTTAGTTAACGATGCTTGGAATGTACCCAAGATAGTAGCTAAACGAACCTTGTTCAAGATATCCTCAAAGGTGTCTGTACTGCGGATGATACACGAAGACAAGTTACAGAACTGATACGGACGCAGGATAATCTCTGAGCACGGATTAGTACCAAACTCATAGCTTGCATCACGACGACCATTCTTAGCAGCTTGCTTCTGACTAGCTTCACGATTAAAGATACCACGCTCTCCAGAGTGTGACTCATAAATGCTAGTCCACTCACGCATGAACTGACCAATTGCTGGGGTCTCTTCATATGTAGCTGAGTTGTTAGCTAATGCTCGTTGCCCTTGTCCATCCCACCAGTTACCTGCCTTAGCATGAGCCATCTTATCGTCTGTCAAATCAGACAAGCTAATCATAGCGGAACGACGCACTCCTCCCACCACAACAACTTCCCCGATCTTGCATAAAATGTCATGACACTCCAGCGAACTGAGCTTTCGTCCAGCTGCTGTCTTGAACTTACTAATAACAAACTTGAATAGGTCTTCCAGTGGCTGTGCTCCAGAGGCTCTGCCGCCAAAAGTCTTAAGCCTAGCCCCCGCAGGTCGGACTTTCGACACGTCATACTTTGGAATCTCGCCAGAGTATAGAAGAGCGATGAGTTGTCGAAGTGATTTCGCCCACCCTTCTTTACTATCCGACACCATAATAGAAGTCTGACTAGGAAACAACTGGTCTGGAACTTCAGGTAACTTAGTAACATATTGCTGCTCCACAGAGAATCCAACACCAGTACCACACAACAAGATATACATCGCCTCATCGAATGCTTTAGGATCATCGATAGGAAGATAGCTACAGTTAAATGCTGCTACGTTCTGACGCTCTAATGCACTACCAGCAGTCATTACTGCTCTCATAGAAGGCACTACATCTAGGTGCGTTACTGCATCTTGTAGCTCTTTACGCAGCTCAGGAGTCAGCTTGTAGTTCTGCTTAGTAGCTAAGTGCTTCTCCATGAAGTCGAAGTAACGTGCTACAGTCTCACCCCAATGCTCACGACGATTTTTATCATCGAGAAACCGTGAGTAACGGCTCTTGGCAATGAAGGTGTTATAAGGTGTCATTTGATATTTGTTAGTCATTCAGTCTCTTCCCAGTCTACCTCTTTGCAGAGGCTCTCATAATTGTTTTCAATGTTATCGCTAAAACTATCGACAAGCTCTTCTGAAGATATGTTTAATAACTCCAGAAGAGATACCTCATCTAAACGCTTTAGTCGCTCTTTTAACTCAGGCACTGTCAGCGTTAACACAGTTTACTTCTTCTTCTTAGGTGTGGCTTTAGCTGGCTTATCAGCCTTAGCAGCTGCAGATTCTACCTTTGCTCGATTGCGAAACTTAGCGATAGCGTCTTGTGCTTTGGATACTGCAGTAGCTAACTCATTCAAGAAGGCATCTGCATTTTTATCATAGTCTGTTACCCACACATAAAAATAATCTCGTGATCCACCGTTCACAGTTACGTTAACTTCCCAGTTATCGTGATCCCAATAGTTTCCCTGTAAATTAATAAACTGATTATCTTCAGGGAAAAACTTACTATGTGCTACTTTCTCTTTTGCTTTACGCATCTGTAACTCCTGTATTAATTGTTTAAGACTACCTCTGATTGGTGATGTTTCACTCATATATTATACTCCTATTTACTACTATTGTCAATCATTCGTTGCAGATACCACTGAGCTTTCTTCAGATCCTCTACACCGTTCTTGTGCTTCCACCGCCACAGATACTTGATTGCATTGCCAGTACACATTGCTTCCATTCCTTGTAGATCTTTCACCACCTGTGCAATAGCATCAATACACTCGACAGATCCCTGGGTATAATGACTAGGTGAGTTCACCATGTCTTCCTTGTCATCTGCAAAGTCCATCTGTACTAATCCCCTGAAGTAATTCTCAAGAGTAAACTCTGGTTCATGTCTATCACCGTATGGCTCAGGCATTGCTATCATAAATACCTCTTCTTAAGAAAGTCAAGAGACACGAACATCTCATCGAAACAACCGTCCTTCACCTCATGCAACACTACAATACCTCGCCAGTAGTGGTTACCTTGAGCACCCATGTAATCCTCATCGTGTTCATAGCAACTACCAGCTATAATAGCCGTAAGCGTCTTGCCATCTGCTCTAATAGCGTAAGCAACTTGTCTACCTTGCTGGTGACCCACAACACACGACTGGTGTTTCTTGGAGATGATGGCTGCAGCTGATCCAACAGGACGGTTAAGAGCACCAGCAGTGACATAATGGGCATAAAGAACACCATCAATAATAACAGGCTGCTCAAACGGTAGAACATCCCAACCAGCTTTCTCATATCCTAAGTCCTCTAAAGAGATAGTGCCATCAAGCATTGAATCGTTCTCTATGGCACGATTGATACGATGCTCATGGTTACCTATAGTCAACACCATGCGTGGCTTGTAGACCTTCTCCTTGTTCCTACGCTGCCTGTCTTGCAGCTGACGTAGTGGCTTTAAGAGGATGTCCATTGCACTATGAACTGCTTCAACATCATGCTTATATCGTCTACCTTCAAAGGACTTCTTACCCTTGTCGTAGCTAGATAAGCTTGGCATGTCCGCAAAGTCTCCAATATTAACAATAACATCAGGACGCTTCTTAACAATGTAGTTGCCAATTGCTTTCAAGAAAGTGAAGTCCTGCCCTGGCTTTACCTGTACATCGGGTATCACTAAATGAGTCGGCATTATTCATCCTCTGGATCTAACGGATTGTCATAGTTAGCTTTTGCTTTACCGATAGGATAACCATATACAATTGACAACAGTCTATCAAAGTGTTCCTGCAGAGTATCATAACGACTGCCATCAGGTAGACTGATATCAATAGAAGCTGCTGACTGATCTTCAGAGCTTTGGTATTCCGTTAAGTGTACAATCAATCTCATTTCATTTTCCTTTAACTAAAAGTAGAACATCTACTTGGTGCTTTAGATCGTTCAGTTTCTGTAGCATATCCAAGAAGTGCTCAGCATCAACTAGTGCTAATGGCTTACTGTTATTCTGTTTCAAGATAACGAGTGGCTCTACTAGTCCATGTGTCTTTGCTTGTTCGTAATCCTTAAACACTGCAACAGCTTTACGATTCTTACATTCAATCGTGTAGCTGACCAGCGACCTAGCGAGAGGACTAAGTTGAACATCCTCTCCACCCGCTCCCATGCTCGTTGACCTGCAATCATCGGGACTCAGCACTGGAAAGCGCAGTAGTATCTGATCCCGTACCCACTGCTGTAACTTTCTTCCTTTTGCTTTTGCTGACTGGGGCTTCAACTTTAATTACCTTTCTAGATTTAATCCATGCTTTAGGAATATGCATCCTAGCATTGGTAAATGTACCTGACACAGTAGAAGCAATACATATGGCATCTTTGTTTTCTGAAACAATATACCCTGCTGTAGTTACTTCATGAATGTCAGGCTTCTCGTGCTCTTCCCAGCCACCATCACTTACTGCATCAACCCATTTAATTACTATGAGTTTGGAGGTGTCCACAATTGGTTGTGCTGCCTTCGTATCCACAGTAGTCTTCCGTTTTCCAGCACCCTTTCTTCGTTCCCGTCGTAAGCTTCCAGGATAGCAAGATACATCTCGTTTTCGTTTTTGCATTCTTTGAGTAGCCTTTCCGCTTTAACTGTTCCAATGCCCTTGATACCGATGATATTGTCAACTCGATCTCCCATTAGCAATTGTTTATAAAAGTTCTTGATTCCTTCTTCTTCAGTAATGAAGTACCGTTCATCCTTGACAAAGTTATAGTGGTCTCCTCGGAGCATATCTAGGTCTTTATCAATAGAACAAATACAGTACTCACCTACTTCCATCTCGTATGCTGCGATACCAATAGCATCGTCTGCTTCTTGGTCTTCGATCATAGTGAATGCCCAAGCAGACTCCATGTAGTCCCTCAGTAACTGGTAGTGCTTAGGCTTAGCTGACTTACGATTACCCTTGTAAGGTGCAGTAACAGCTATCTCATTCCTAAAGTTCTTCTTACCAGTTAAGTATCCTTGGTACTCACCGAACCCATTGAACAGAATCAAGTCCTCTATGAACTCACTACATCTAGCCATCGCAATAGACTCTGTTTCCTCTTCAGAAGCAAAGCCTATGCGATACACTAGTATGTCCCCATCAATGAGGGCTTTCATCATTAGAGAGCTTCTTCTTCCAGGTCTGCAAGGCTTACACCTTCAGGCTTGTACTCAATCAGTTCCTTAACAATCAACTTGCTGACACCTACACCAACACCCTTCTTGCCTTGGAAGCTATAGGGATAGGTCTTAATCAACGCTACTGCTTTAGATCCGTTAGCAATCTTCACATTCAAGAGGTTGCCAGCTTCGTCTACTGCAGTGATAGGGTACAGTTTGCTCTTAGCAGTCACGAAGAAACCCTGATCAGGTCGCTTAGCGTCATTCTTAACTGTTACACCCATTGCTTCTAATTCTCGTACAGCTTCCTTACTTAGATTGCTCAAGTCAACTTGATACTTTCCTGACAACTTGTTTGGCTCAGTAAGACTAGCCCAGAAAATGTCTGCTTGAATCGGTAAAGGTTTGCT